CTATCTATCGTCAACTCTTCACTGATTCGCAGTGGGATGCTATCAGTTCCGCACTGAAAGACTATGCGGATTATGGTGATGAAGAGGCAACGATTGCAGATGAGATTGATGCAAAAATCAGCAGCATATTTCGTCTGACTGAGTGATGCTTACTCGTGAGGGGCATTCGTGATACACAGTGCCCTCGTGAGTTCTTTATACATCTCTCGAAACGGTTAGTTATTCTTTATTCGTTCAATCGCAGTTTATTCGTTATTCGTTATCGCAGTATATACGATTGATTGTTTATTCTTATAGGCGGGCGTGCGGTTATAAAAACCCATAACTACCCTAACCTACAGAGGTGACAAAACGCGAGAGAGATATAAAGAATGAAAAAAAATTCGCGGAGAAAAAATCATGAGAAAACCCCGACCATATTGGAATTTTTGGAAGGTAATCTTTGCGGGGTGGTTAATAAGGTATCCTGGGAGATTTTTTGAGGTATTTCGATTTCCTTTGTATACAGCACTGGGACTTTGTATTATTGTGATATATAATGCAGTATCGAAATAAGACTGAAAGAAAAAATTTTCAGATATTTTTTATGAGCCAGCAAGTCAAGACATATCACATATATGCAAAGGATAAGTGCATATTTCATTCTATCAGTGAGGATGAGTTCAGTGTTACTTGGAAGACACTGAATAATATGATAGACCTACTGAATACTGAGTATTGTGTAGAAGATCTAACATATGAGGAACTGACAGTCAATCGTATGGCAGAATTAAATTCGTCACATTGACAAGACCCTAAACAGGGAGTAAAATTGAACTGAACCCAAATTTCAATTATGGCAAAAGGATTCACAGTAAAAGCAAACCCACCAACTGTTAAAAAACCCCAAGAGGAGGAGTGGGACTATACGGCAATCAAAGAGAGGATGCGAGGCAAGTCAATTGTATTCTGTCTTCCAGGTCGTGGATGTTCATATATTTTTCTAAAAGCATTTGTACAATTATGTTTTGATATTGTACAGAATGGAATGAGCATTCAGATTAGTCAAGACTATTCATCAATGGTTAATTTTGCTCGTTGCAAGTGTCTTGGAGCAAATGTATTAAGAGGTCCAAAGCAAGTACCTTGGGATGGGAAACTTGAATATGATTATCAACTTTGGATTGACTCGGATATTGTCTTTGATTCAAACAAGTTCTGGCAACTTTGTGATCTAGCACTGAATGAGGAGGAGGAAGAGAAGGAGATTGTTGCAGGATGGTATGCCACAGAAGATGGACGCACAACATCTGTCGCACACTGGTTGGAGGAAGATGATTTCCGTAACAATGGAGGTGTGATGAATCATGAGATGGTTGATGGTATTTCAAAGCGTAAGAAGCCATTTACTGTTGATTACACTGGATTTGGATGGGTATTGATTAAGAAGGGAGTCTTTGAGAATCTCGAATATCCTTGGTTTGCACCTAAGATGCAACAATTTGAATCTGGTAATGTTCAGGATATGTGTGGAGAAGACGTATCATTCTGTCTTGATGCTAAGGAAGCAGGTTATGAGATCTGGTGCGATCCTCGGATTCGTGTTGGACATGAAAAAACTCGTATTATTTGAGGTAAAACATTATGGCTTATAATAAAATTACATTTGTTCCAGGAGCTCCTAAAAAGACTCGTCAAGGTCGTTCTTCTCGTACCTTACTTTCAGCAACATCTCGTAATGGACGTAAGAAAAAGTATCGGGGTCAAGGAAAATAAATAAGATATAATCTAGAGATATAAATTAAAATGAAAAATTTAAAATTTATATCCCAAGATAAAGAACTAGCACTTATTCAGGAGTTAGCGTATAAGATTAAAATGTCCGATTGGGACATTCACCCAAGTAAAACTTGTTTCTTGTGCGTTTCTCCTGATTATTCAAGTATTGTGACTCAACATCTCTCGCACTCATTATCAATGGGGCGGGAGATTTTTCATATTGAGTGTGTGAATGTACCTTTTCCTGATGAAGATCCGAAAAAATATCAAATCAATTTTGAACTAAACTATATTGACTGGATTTTAGATTGGGAAAACTTTGTTTTAATTGAAGCAGGTGTAATCAAAGGCGGAACTTATACCTGGATTACTGAAATAATGAAAAAATTTACAGAAAAAAATTATTATACCGTAGCATTATGTGAAAATATCAATAGCAAATTCCAAAGTGATATGGTTTCACTATACTATAATGATGATATAGAAGATTTGCATTACTGGTGGGAGAAGCCAAACAATCACTGGACATAAATCGCGGGATAGAAACCCCGTAAAAAGTTCTGTTAAACCTCAAAAGGAGAAAACAGATGGCAATGCACCCAAATCCAGACCGAGATTCGAGTTATATGAGAGAAATGTGGGGGACAAGCGGATTAATTACTGATTATTGGTCCAAAGAACCAGAAAAAAAGATGCTTCGTGAGATTAATAATGATAATATGACTCCAAAAAGACATGATTTTGTTGTCCAGAAGGAAATTCATGAAAAAATTCGTAATGATGAAGACTATGATGACTGGGAATACGGAACAGAACCCATTTTTGGGTGATAAATAAGATAGAATTAGATCCTATTAATGCCAGCAGAGCGAGTTAGTAAACAATTTAAGGATATTAGCTTGTCTTTGCAGGTTAATCCAATATCCTATGATCTCATTGATATTAAAAATGAGACTGCTATTGCTCGCTCTGTTCGCAATTTAGTCCTAACTTCACCTGGAGAGAGATTTTTTAATCAAAATCTTGGTTCAAATGTCTCTCAGAGTCTTTTTGAGAATTATAGTAATATAACAGAAATAGAATTGCAGGATGAAATTACAAAAACTATAGAAAATTATGAGCCTAGGGTAAAACTTATTGGTGTTGATGTTAGCCCTCCACTTGACAACAATGAATTAAACGTAACTATTAGATATTTTATTGTTGGAATAGATGCACAACCTCAACAACTCACATTTGCACTACAGTCAGTACGATAATGTCTCTAGTTAATTTTACAAATTTAGATTTCGATCAAATAAAATCATCAATTCGAGATTATCTAAGATCGAATTCAAATTTTACTGATTATGATTTTGAAGGTTCAAACCTTTCGATTATAATCGATACACTATCCTACAACACCTATATTGCCTCATACAATGCCAATATGGTAAGTAATGAGGTTTTTATTGATAGTGCAACATTAAGAGAAAATATCGTATCACTTGCAAGAAATATTGGATATGTTCCAAAATCTGTAAGATCTTCTAAGGCAAATATTTCATTTTCTGTAGGAGTAGAAGGTAATGCATCATTTGTAACTCTTAAATCAGGAACTGTTTGTAGAAGTATATCTTTTGGAAATCTTGTATTTACATTTTCAATTCTAAATGATATAACAGTACCTGTGATTAATGGTACTGCATTTTTTGACTCTATTGAAATTTTGGAAGGTTCACTATTTAAGACTAATTTTACTGTAGATTCAACAAATGTAGCTCAAAGATTCATACTTGAGAATAGAGGAATAGATACCACAACATTATTGGTATCAGTAAGAGATACTGAGGATTCTAGTTCTTTTAGAAAATATACAAACTCTTCAAGTATTTTAGATGTTACATCTTCATCAAAGGTATACTTCCTTCAAGAAATTGAAGATGAAAGATATGAATTAATTTTTGGTGATGGTGTTTTTGGAAATAAATTGATAAATGGTAATTATATTGAGGTTTCATATTTGATTAGTTCTGGAGAATCATCTAATGGTGTTTCAAACTTTAACTTCAGTGGAAGATTAGTCGATAGTAATGGAAATAATATTGTCGAAAATATTTCACTATTAACAACCAATGTAGCTTCTTCTCTTGGATCTAATATAGAATCAGTAAATTCTATTAGAAATTTTGCTCCAAGATTATATGCAGCACAAAATAGAGCAGTAACTGCTTCAGATTATGAAACAATAGTTGCAAGAATTTATCCGGAAGCAGATTCTGTTAGTGCATTTGGTGGAGAAGAGTTACAACCACCACAATTCGGAAAAGTTTTCATATCAATTAAACCAAGATTTGGCTCTTTTATTTCAAATAAAGTAAAGGATAATATAAAAAGAGAACTTAAAAACTTTAGTGTTGCTGGAATATCTCCTGAGATATTAGACATTAAGTTCTTGTATATTGAGATTGAAACTAATGCATATTATAATACAAATACAACATTAAGTTCTGAATTCTTAAAGACTAAGATCTTAGACAATATTAATAAGTATGGAAAATCTGAAGAATTGAACAAGTATGGTGCAAGATTTAAGTATAGTAAATATCAGTCCATTGTAGATAAAACAGATAGTTCAATTACTTCAAATATTACAAGATTGCAAATTAGAAGAGACTTGAAAGTTTCTCAAAATAAATTTGCACAATATGAAATTTGCTTTAGAAATGCATTCTATGTAAAAAGACTTTCTGGATTTAATATAAAATCTTCAGGATTTAAAGTGAGTGGAATATCTAATACTGTTTACTTTGGAGATACTCCAAATGCAGATGGAAAGACTGGAAATATATTCTTATTCTATTTGGATTCTACAGGAAATCCAATTAGCATTAAAAAATCTGTTGGTACTATAGATTATAGTATTGGTGAAATAAGAACAACCCCATTAAATATTATATCAACTTCAAAAAATGATGGTGGAACACCAATCATTGAAATATCTGCAATTCCGGAATCTAATGATATTCTTGGAATTCAGGACATTTATTTGCAGATAGATAGTGATGAGAATAAAGGAAATGTGAAAGTTAACGTTATACCAGATAATATTGAGTCTGGTTCAGACACTTCTGGATCAAACTACCTCGTTACTTCAAGTTACTCAAATGGTAAACTAGTTAGAAATTAATAAATGGAAAGCAGAGTAAAGATTAGTTCTATTGTAGAATCTCAATTACCTTCATTTGTTAGGGATTCATATCCTCTTGTATCAGAACTTCTAGGAGAGTACTACAAGTCTCTAGAGGCTAAAGGTTCTTCTTTTGATATACTCCAAAATATAGATCAATATGTCAAAGTTAACAACTTGACAAATTTGGTCGAAAAAACATCTCTGATAAATTCAGTAGACACAACAGATACTACTATAGATGTAAGTTCAACGAAAGGATTTCCAGATACATATGGAATCATTCGTATAGACGACGAAATAATATTATATAAATCTAAGACAGAAACTCAGTTTATAGACTGTCAAAGAGGATTTAGTTCTGTAGTTTCTTATGCTCAAGATGACAATGAGGATTTAGTTTTTTCCGATAGTTTAATCACATCTCACTCTGCGGGCACAAATAATGTAACTAATATAGGATCACTATTCTTAAAGGAATTTTTTAAGAAGACAAAATCACAGTATCTTTTTGGATTTGAGGAAAGAGAACTTTTTTCTGGAATCAATAAAAATATTGCATTAAAACAGTCTAAAGATTTTTATTCATCAAAGGGTTCGGAAAAGTCTTTTGAAGTTCTTTTTAGAATTCTCTATGGAAAAGATGTAAATGTAATTTTACCAAAAGATTTTCTATTAAAACCGTCAGATGCATCATATAGAGTATCAAGAAATTTTGTAGTAGAACCTATTCAAGGAAATCTTGAAGATTTAGAAAATAAAACAATATTTCAAAATCAATTTGGATTTATACCAAGAGCTTATGGTACTGTCAATAATGTCAAAAGAAATTTAAGAAATGGCATATTATACTATACGTTAAGTGTTGACTTTGATTTTGATAAAGACATTATTGTTTCTGGATCTATTTTTGGAGATTTAAAAGTAAATCCAAAAACAAAACTTATAGACAATTCAAATATAAGTTCAACTAAAGAATTTTTATTGACAGTAGATTCTACTATTGGATTTGAACAATCAGGAAATCTAGTAATAAATCAAAATGGTATAGATTATTCTATAAGTTATACTTCAAAAACTATCAATCAATTTTTAAATTGCTCATCATCTCAAGATGTTTTGGTTACTTCTGGATCTGAAGTATCTCTGGATACTTTTGCATATGGTATATCATCAGATGGTCAATCAGAAATAAGATTTAGAATAACTGGAGTATTATCTGAAGTTGACACCTCAGGATCAAATTTTTATTACCAAAAGGGCGACGAAGCTGTTATTGCCAATCTAGGTTTTGTTGGAGATTCTACAAAAGATAATAATTGGAAATTCAATTCTTCAGTATCTTGTGATGTAAAATCTACACAATTTAAAGGAAATGATAGGTATAGAGTAGAGACTTTTGATTTTAATGGTATTGAAGATGGAGATTCTATTGAAATAGATTATCTCGATTCATCAAATAATAGATCTGATTTGATTGTATCTGGAGAAAACGTAGAAATTTCAACACAAGATATTCCGGGTTTCACATTTACAATATCTGGAATATCATTAAAAAAAGTATACAAAGTTAGAAGATTAATATCAAAATTTGATAATACTTTTATTTCTAATGTTTCAAATGTTTATAAAGATTTTGATGGCAATTTTCAATATGTTGCAGCTTCATCCCTTCCACAATATTCAAGTTCAAATGATTTTGCAAATTCTGAGATTGTAATAACAAATCCATTTACTCCAATAAATAATGAATTGCAAATAGTTTCATTTGGTTCTAATCATGGACTTTTAACTGGAGATCAAATTACATATTACTCTTCCTCAGAAGATGATCCAAATGATGTTGGTCTTGGATTAACTATTGTAAGTGGAACATATTATGTAAAGAAAATTAGCAATGAAGTTATAAAAATTTCTAGAAGTAGGTCTGACATAGCAAGAGGAAAATTTTTAGAACCTGCTAAATTTGTTGGAGGCCTTGGAAATGACAATAACCCATTATATGCAGGAACAATATCATTAAAATCATTAACAAAAACAGGATCTCAAAAAAGATCAAAAATAGATACACAAAAACTTGTAAGAATATTTTCTTCACCCATTTTTGATGAAAACACATATGAAACGAATCCTGGGTGTACCGGAATATTTTTAAATGGAGTTGAAATTAAAAACTATAAAACTGAAGATAGAATTTATTATGGTGAATTGGAGAGAATTGATGTAATTTCTGGTGGAAAGAATTATGATATAATCAATCCACCAGAATTAAAGATTCAGTTACCTACACAATTGAGGAACATTTCTGAATCTAGTAAAAAGCAACTTACACCAAGAGCATATCCAACCATTGAAGGATCTTTAGATAGAATTAATATTATAGATGGTGGTTTTGATTATATTGACACGCCAATAATTACTATAACTGGAGGATCTGGTTCTGGTGCAAAAGCAGTCCCCAATATGATATCTTTTGATTATGAAATAGACTTAAATTCATCAGCAACTAATTCAAGATTAGATTTGTCTCTGAATAGAATTGGGTTTTCAACATATCACAAATTTAGAGATAGTGAATCTGTAATTTACAAAACTTCGGGCAATACTAATATTGGAGGTCTTTCTACAGACGCAAAATATTATGTAAATGTTATAGATGATCACACAATAACTCTCCATAATAATTTTAAAGATGCGGAAAATGGAATCAATGCAATTAATTTAACATCTTATGGAGTAGGAAATCATAAGATACAGTCTACAGAAAGGAAGCAAAAGATAAATTCCATAAAAATTATTGATTCTGGATCTGGATACAGGAACTCAAAAATTGTAGTTAATTCCTCAGGAATAAGTACATCTAATCGCACACTAAAAGCAAAAAATCTACAATTTAACGATAAAGAAATTGTAGAATACAATGGAGTTATCTCCGTTGATGGTGGATATTTACCATCAAACTATAATATTGCCGGATTGTCAACATCCAAAAAATACATCGTAACAAAGATAGACCCAGAAACATTTAAATTGTCTGAGGTTGGTATAGGTGAAACTGAAAAATACTTCTTCTATAATACAAATCAATATGTAGATTTAGGATTGGTTGTGACCTCAAATTTACAATATTTCCACGAATTCCAAACAGAACCAATAAAAGTTACTGTTAATGGGATACTTGGCGTATCTACAGTGTCAACTGCTGATTTAACTGCAAAAATAGATCCAATATTTTATGGAGAAGTAACTTCTGCACAAATATACTATGGTGGTGCTGGATATGGGTCTATAGATTCAATTATAAATTACATTCCACAACCAGAATTTAGTTTTGGTAGAATTACTTCAAATGCTATAGCTGAACCCATAGTATCTAAAGGAAAAATTATCGCCGCAATAGTAAATGAGAGAGGATCTGGATATACCTCACCTCCATTAGTAAAAATTAGAGGTTTTGGGGTAGGTGCAATATTAACACCAATAGTTGAAGATGGTGAGATTAAAGAGATAAAAGTAATAAATGGTGGAACTGGATATGGTAAAGAAACTACTATTGAAATAGTAGATCCCAAAAAAGATTGTGTAATAAACTTCTATCCAAAGTCTTGGCAGATAAATCAGTTTGAAAGGTTAGTTATTACTAAAAAAATCAATCCAAATGACGGAATATTGTATAGGGGATTAAAAGAAAAATTTGGAATACAATATACCCATGGGTATGCACCAAGACCTCTAAGAAAAACCATATTTTCTGAGGTAAATACTGCATCAGGAATCAGATATGTATCCGATTATCAAAATGATAAAAATTCAGTAAAATACCATTCACCAATTATTGGTTGGTGTTATGATGGAAATCCAATATATGGGCCATATGGTTTTAATTCTACGACAGATAAAACTGTAAAAAGAATATCTAGTGGATATGAACTAAAACAACAGTTGGGAACAGCAATTTCAAAGACATTTGATGGAAACTTAAGTTTGATTCAAAATAGACCACCACTTACATTTTTTCCAACTGGATTTTTTGTTGAAGACTATGAATATAAAAATTCTGGAGACTTAGATATTCATAATGGAAGATATTGCATAACCCCAGAATTTCCTCAGGGGATATATGCGTATTTTACAACCATTAGCGAATCTGATAGTTCATTATCGGGGTTCAACGGCGATAAGATACCAGTGTTCCCATACATTATAGGAAACACATATAAATCAAAACCATTTGAATTTAATTTTGATCCAAATTCAAACCAAGAAGACTACGATTTAGATCAAAACAATCTTTTAAGAAATACTTTCCCATTAAATATTGGAAGTAAAACATCCAAATACGAATATCTTTTAAATAATGAAGATCTAATCACTCAAGAGTCTAACGTAATTAATGTAGAAACTGGAGAAATTGATGGTATAAAGATAATTTCTTCTGGCGATGGTTATAAAGTTGGAGATAGTTTAATATTCAATAACAAAGGTACTAATGGTAATGGTGCTCAGGCTAATGTTAGAAATATTAAAGGAAAGTTTGTAGATTCATTTGAAAATATAACAAACACTAAAAATGGTGTTGAATTTTATAAAACCAATATACCAAATAAAATAATTGGGTTTGCAACAGAGCCACATAAATTAACTGATGGAAATTTAGTATTATTAAATTCATTATCAAATTATAAAGATAAATTAAACAAACAATTTTCTATTGGAATAAGGAGCGATAATTTTATTTTAAATATTGGTGTAGGTAATGCATCTGCTACAGGAATTTCTACATATTTTTATGTTTATGGCATTCTAGACTTTCCCAACATTAGAGAGAATGATATACTGAAAATAGGTTCAGAAGATGTTAAGGTTTTAAATGTAGATAAAAGATCTTCTAGAATTAAAGTTCTTAGAGAACAAAATTCTACAGTTTCTTCAGCACATAGTGCATATACTGTATTATATGAAGATCCTAGAAAATTTACTATAAACGTAACTGATGAATTAGAATCTTTCAATTTTAGATTAAACAAAGAATATTACTTTGACCCAGAAGAATCACTGGGAATCGGAACAGTTGGTGCTGGGGTTACAATTGCATTCTCGAATCCTGGAATTGGAGAAACTAGTGTAATAGTTCCAATAAAATCAATTTATATTAAAGATCACGATTTAAGAACCGGAGATAGACTTTTATACAACTCAAATAGTGGAATTGGTATAACTGTATCTAATACAGTAGACATAAATGATGCATTCACTTTAGAAGATAATCAAGAACTGTATGTAGCTAGAATTTCCAATGATTTGATTGGAATATCTTCCACAAAAGTTGGATTTGGTTCTGATGGCGATTTTGTTGGTATACAAACAACCAACACAACTTTATATTTTGTCGATCCTGGTTCTGGGAAAGATCATAGTTTTAAAACTATCTATAATGATGTTTTATCTGCATCATTGACATCAAATATAGTTACAGTTTCAACAGGATTAACTCAGATAAATTTAAAAGAAAATGATGTTGTTTATTTGAATGTAA